AGATTAGAAGCAACTGATTGTTTTTGTGCTTCTAATGCATCGGTAACTTTTACTGAAATAATATCTTCAAAGCGTTCTTGTGCATCAGCAGTTTGACCGTCAAGAACATCAGCCATCATTTGTTTGATTAAATCTCTGGTATCCATTTCAATTCCTTTGTTTATTATTTATTAGTTTTTGGTTGTTCTTCTTGCTGTTGCATGGCTTGAATTCCCTGCATTGCCTGCATTTGTTGTAGTTCAAGCATCGGATTTGGGGGTTCTTCAGCAATTTCTTTTTCAATATTTTCCATCTCATCATCAGTCAGACGCAAAATATTGCGCTTTATAAATTTTTGACTGTAGTAAAGTCCCACATAGGGTTGAACTTGCTGTAAAAGATCCATACGATTTCTTAAACTTTCAGCCTCTTTTGCTTCTTCAAAGTATTGATCTTGAGTGAAATTAAAGCGAATCTGTTCTTTTATGTCATCCCAATCAGCTTCTACAATGATACCTTTAAGAATCAATTGTGTTTTTAACAAGTCGCGAAAAAGATCTGCAAACTTATTACGTAGGCGACTAATAAACTTGGCAAATTTAAGTTCATCACGAGTGACTTCTGCAACTCTACCGAATGAAATACCTTGTTGGGGTTCCAATCGTGAGAGAGGCACATTCAATGCCTGATACATTTTCTTTTGAAAGTAAACTATGTCATCAATTTGACCTAGATTCTCGCCACCAGGAAGTGTAGAAATCTCGGTTCCCTTACCACCTTCACGGCGAGGAAGCCAAAAATCTTCCAACATTGACATAAACTTACGGTCATCTCGCACTTCACCTGTGCTGGAATCATAAACGATCTTATTGCGATACCGAGCCATGACGTCTTTGAGATATTGCTCGGCTTTTAATTTGGGCAAGTTACCTACATCAATGTAAAATATACGACGCTCAGGAGCACGTGCCAGACGGTAGATGACAAGAGCATCTTCCATCATCTTTAACTGATTAACCGGTTTAATTGCCTTATGCAAATAACCGATAACAATGTTTTTGTCCAGATCAACCAATCCGGAGTGACAATAAGCAATTGAATCAAGTGTAATTCGAATACCTGAACCTTGTGAAACGGTTTGGCTGGTATTTAAAGCAACCGTGTATTGAATGCCTTTATCATTATAGAGATAGTATTCATCAATTGTTTTAATTACATCAATACCATTGGGCAACTTTTCTTTCTTAACGTCTCGAATTTTTTTGATCTTTCTGGGATCAATATAACGAAGCTCAAGAATACCTCGTTTTGCATTACTGGTATCGACAATTTTTTGATAATAGATTCTACCATCTACATACCATCGACGAAATATTTCATGTGCTTTTGAATTGAAGTCAAGCAGAGAAAGAATCTCTTTAAATTCATTTTCTATTGCCTTTCTAATATTATCAGAAAGTTGTAATTCTTCAATGTCAATTTTTACGGGAGGTTCGTCATCAATATTTGCGATAGATTCTGACACAATATCTTCAATAGCCATATCGCACTCGGCGTACATAGCCATTTGACGATACCGAGTTATTAGCTCTGATTCTGTTTTAGTTGTTGCATCAAGATCAACATAAGTCCCATAATAACCACCTGCAGAAATGGTGGTAGCCCCGTCCTCTGCAACAGGAGTTACGAAACCTTGAGATTTCGAAGGCTCTTTGCGAGGACGGGTTATTTTAAAGCCAAATAAGTTCAAATCCATAATTTATTTTACTTTTTTTATTAGGCATTAGCGGATGAAAAATCTGACACAGGTACGCCACCAGTACCGCCGCCGCCATTAAAAGATGCAACCTCAAACCTTTGATATTGCCATGTGCAAGTAAATGAACTTACTTGGTCATTGGCATCAAAACTCAAAGGAACTTCTGAAATATCTGAAGGCCAAGCACCGATTAATCGATACTCACGAATGGGTGTACCTGCTCGATCCAATTGACGAACAGTAATATCGCCAAAATAACCTGCAGGTGAACCATCTTCATTTGCAGAAGGTGTTTTTTCTGCAAGGTCTTCAATATAATCATTCATCCATGCTTCAATATATTCACGCAATTGCATCGATGAGTCATTTATAATAGTTGTTGTCCAAGGTGCAAAAACCATATCTCCTGCTAGTTTTAACTCACGACCGCGATAAAAAGTACTTGCTGTACCAATTGTTCTACCAGGAAGTGAAGCTGCAGTTACAAGAAAAGTTGACATTTCCTCAGCACCTGCAATTTCTACTTCAAATAGATTAGGTCTCGCACCAGCTTGGAGCGTTTCTCTAAAACCTTCTATATCGAATGGCATTTAATTTCTCCTTAAGCTGTTACTTCTGAAAAGTCAACGCCTGTCTTAGTGGCGATGAAGTTCAGACTGATGTAATTAATTGAACGAGCGGGTTTAACATATATATCCGCGACGAATTCATTTCTATCAATTACTTCAGGAGTATTATTGGTTGTATCGCAGACAACTTTGAAATCAGTAATACCGCGACGACCTTTAATATCACGCAGATAAGGTTCAACAATATTTCTAAACTGAGCACGTGTGAATGAATCGTTAAACTCAAACAACTGTCCTCTTGCTGCTGCTGTAATAGCTTTCTTCAGAACAATGAACAATCTGCGAACATTGATTCGGTCGAATGCGCTAGGTTTGATTTGCAATGTCTTGTCACCAAACAGAATTGTGCCATATCCGGGTGAAGAAATTACGGGATTGACACCAGCAGTGTAAAGTGTATCACGCTGTCCTTTGTTTGGATTAAATGCAAGTTTAACCACGTTACGAATCTGTCCACGATTCACACCAGCAGGTGAGAACCAAGGATCAGCAGTGAAGTCAGTACGAGCGCAAAGTCCGGCGATGTCTGCATTCAAAGGAATCCAACGATACACATCATTGTAACGGTCGTATTGATACTTCCATCCACTATCCATTACCACATAAGAAGATGAAAGATTGTTCAAATCGGTATTTCTGAAACCTGTTACATTGGTAGCCTTAGTCGAATCAGCGATGTTAGGTTGAACATCCGCATATTCAGGAGAAACAAAAAGAACTACATCATTTCTCTTGCCGTCACCGGTAAGTGAATTGATAACAGTAATTGCATTTGTTGCATTCAGATCACCAAGAGGAACTAATGAAATGTCATAAACTTCATCATTCTCGAGCAATCCGAATCCTGTTGCTTTTTCACCGCCGCTAGGTGAGGCATCTGCACCATTTCTGAATGACATAAATCCAGAAGCAACAGGTGAACTATTTGAATTGGCGCCTAATGTGTCAAATACAATAGATGCGTTTCCTGCGGGACCTGTAATGGCTGATCCCCAATTTAATGAGCCACCTGATGCGCTGACAGGGTGGGATCTCCATCTAATGTAACTTGATTGCTCATTGAGGACTGTACGATAGTAAATGCTTCTTCCATTAGATCCAATCGCATCGCTTGCTTTTGAAAGATATTGAAACTTTTCAAGAACGGTGTTCTTTGTTCCTGTGATAAATCCATCTTCATCAATAACGGCGATGTGCAATTCGTCTTTAGCTAAGGAATTACCGTAAGTTGAAGCAAAAGATGAAACATTAGGACGAACATCAAACAATGAAGTGATGTTAGATGTTGCATTAGCCCAAGATGCATTGTCAACCAAGACAACTGCCAATGAGCTTCCTAACGAACCAGGATGTTTTGCTGTTAAGAAAATATTAGCGTTTGCGGTTAATCCTAAATAAGCATCGTCATTAAGAATTTTTTCTCCGCCAACTGTAATGTTTGCACCGGGCCCAGAAATATTTGAACCTATTGTTGCATTTAAAATATTAGCATTTGCAGTACGCACGATATACATGCGATTAGCGTAACCAAGAAAGTTTGCTGCAGTAAAGAAAGAAAGGTAAGTATTTGCATCAGGTTTTCCAAATTGGTTAACAAGTTCTACTTCACTCGTAACCAATGTGGGAACATTAACAGGTCCCCAATTAAAATCCCCTGCAAAACCCCCCGCAGAAGTGGCAACAGCAGGAACTACTGTAGTTAGATC